GGGCGCACGTTTCATTGACGCGCTCACCAGCTTGTTTGGTGCACCGTCACGCGTCATGTGGCCGACTTATGAGCGCAACAACGACAAAGTGGTTGACAACATGCGCGCGGTCATTGATGACCTGATGGCCGCAGTCAACAAGCGGGTGCTGCAATGAGCGTACTAATACCAATTATCAGCGAATTTGACAGCAAAGGCATTGACAAGGCGTTTAAGGAATTTCAGCAGCTAGAGGGCGTTGGCGCCAAGGCCGGGTTTGCGCTCAAAAAGGCCGTGGTGCCAGCGACCGCCGCCATTGCCGGTTTGGCGGCTGGGCTGGGTGTTGCAACCAAGGCCGCCATGGAAGACGCCGCCGCGCAAGACCAGCTTGCAGGCGTACTACGTCGATCAGGTTTAGCAACCGACGAACAAATAGCCGCAACGGAAAAATTTATTAGCGCGCAATCTCGCGCCACGGCGGTCGCAGATGACGAACTACGCCCAGCGCTGGCCAGCCTTGTCGTGGCAGTAGGTGAGGCCAACTACGCGCAAGACCTACTTGTCAGGTCGCAAGACATAGCAGCGGCGACCGGCGCTGATCTGGCCACGGTCACTGACGCCATGGCCAAGGCAGCCAACGGCAACATGAAAGCGTTGGCAGCGCTTGACCCGTCAGTACGCAACGCAATTAAAGGCGGCGCGGAATTTGACGAGGTTATGCAAATGCTGGAAATACACACCGGCGCCGCAGCTGACGCAGCCAACACCACGGCAGGCAAAATGAAAGGCTTGCAAATCGGCATGGATGAGGCAAAAGAAAGCATTGGCGCAGCGCTGTTGCCCGTGGTCGAAAAGCTGATAGCGGCGCTCATACCGTTGGCTAATTTTGCGCAAGAAAACACGCAACTATTTTTGATTTTTGCGGGCGTGATCGGCGGTTTGTCGGTGGCCGTGCTGGCCGTCAATGCCGCAATGAAAGTTTACAAAGCAACGTTGGTCATTGCGCAAGCTGCACAGGCCGCGTTTAATTTTGTCATGGCGGCCAACCCTATTGGCATTGTGGTGCTGGCGTTGGCGGCGCTGGCCGCGGCGTTTGTAATTGCGTACAAAAAATCTGAAACGTTTAGGGAATTTGTGCAGGGTTTGTTTGACGCAATAAAGGTTGGTGTCGAATTCTCGCTAAACGCAATTAAGGGCTATCTGGAATTTGTGCTTGGGGTCTACAAAACGGTTTTTAACACGATTGCGCGGCTGTGGAACAACAGCATTGGCAAATTGTCGTTTAAGTTCCCAGATTGGGTGCCAGGTCTGGGCGGCAAAGGATTTAGCGTGCCGCAAATCCCGCAGCTGGCAGAGGGCGGCATTGTCAGCGGCCCGACACTTGCCATGATTGGCGAGGCCGGGCCTGAGGCCGTGGTACCGCTAGATCGCGCGCGCGGGTTTGGCAACGTCACCGTCAACGTCAATGGCGGCCTTGCCACGAGCGCTGAAATTGGGCAGGCAATCGTTAACGCGTTGCGTGCGTACAATCGTTCAGCGGGGCCGATAAACGTAGCGGTAGCGTAAATGTCAACGGCAATAGTGCAATCAGGCAACTATGCGCTGTTCATCGATACAGGGTTTATACAAGACGGTTTTACGCTTAATGACGCCACAAAAGGCGTGCTAAATAATGCAGAGTACGTGCTTGACGGCACCACGGAATTTGCAGACGTAACCAGCGGCACCACGCAAATAAACGTCAAACGTGGCAGGCGTGACGTGGGCGATCAATTTAGCGCGGGCACCATGTCATTTACGCTTAATGACACGGCGGTTGACGGCGTGTTTAACCCGTTTGATACCGCCAGCCCGTATTACGACACAGACCAGAGCAAACCCGGCCTAGCACCCATGCGCGAGGTGCAGCTAATCCGCTATGACGCCAGCAACGTGGCAGAGCAGCTGTTTAACGGCTACGTGGTCAACTATAACTACAATTTTGCGTTGGGTGGCACCGACACCGTGACCGTGTATTGCGCTGACCAATTTTATTTGCTGGCGCAAACGTACCTTGACGAGTACAACGTCACGGCGCAAACCAGCGGCCAGCGCATTACCAGCGTGCTGGCATTGCCAGAGGTCGCCTACACCGGCACCACCAGCATTGCCACAGGCACCGTAGATTTAGGGCATGACGCCAGCTACACCGTGCCAGAGGGCACCAACGTGCTGGCGTATTTGAGCCAGATCAATGACACGGCGGAATTTGGGCGCCTGTTTATGAGCCGGGCGGGGGTGTTGACGTTCCAAAACCGTATTGGCAACACGCTGAGCGGCGCCGTGGTCGATTTTCATGATGACGGCACAAACACACCGTATGACACCGTTGGCATAACGTTTGAGGCAGACCAAGTAGTGAACCGCGCGGTGGTTACGGCGCTTGACGGCAAGACCGCCACCGATACTGACGCGGCCAGCATTGCGCTTTACTTTACGCAGACCACCAGCATTAGTAACAGCCTTTTGCACGTGCAGGGGCAGGTTGACGCCGCGGCCACGTATCTGCTTGACGGTGAGCCAGAGGCCCGGTACACAGACGTTGGCGTTACGTTTGCGGCGCTTACCACGGCCCAACGTGACGCGGTGGCCGTGGTTGACATAGGCGACACGATCACCATAGAAAAAACGTTTGCCAGCGGTGGCGGCACCATGCAGCTGGCGCAAGAGCTGAGCGTTGAGGGCGTAGAACACGTGATTGATCTGGCCACGGGGCACCGGGCTACGTTTTTTACGGCGCCTACCACTATTGTTTACGAGCTCATCCTTAATGACGCCACCTTTGGCATTATCGGCACTAATGTGTTGGGTTAGGTATGACTACACCGTTTCCATTTGTCAGCGGCGCCGTGTTGCAGGCAAGCCAATTAAACGCAATTACTACGTTGCCAATAAATGACCAAACGGCCAGCTACACGTTGGTGGTAGGTGACGTTGGCAAGCGCGTCATTATGAATAACGCCGGGTCAACCACAATTACGGTCAACAACAGCGTTTTTGCTGAAGGCGACACAATTTTTATTGCCAACAAGGGTGCTGGCACGTCGACCATTACGGCGGGTGCGGGCGTAACTCTCAATACAGCAGGTTCATTAGCATTGACGCAATACGGGGGCGGCACGCTAGTTGCATTGTCGGCGTCAACCTTTACTTTTTTTACAGCACCTAAAAATACGCTTAGCGTTGATTTTTTGCTTGTCGGCGGCGGCGGCGGTGGCGGCACACGCAACACGGTAAGAGGTGGCGGCGGTGGCGGTGGCGGCATGCTCACAGGATCAGGCATTATCGGGAAAACCACGTACACCGTTAAAGTGGGCGCTGGCGGTGCTGGCGCACCAACCGCAACCAACACCGGGCAGAACGGCAACGGTTCAGGTTTCATTAACTCAGTTACGGGCGGCGGTGGCGGTGCTGGCAATGTGGCACAAATCGGCGGTTCAGGTGGCGGCGGCGCGTTTGGTGCAGGTGAACAAGCCAACGGCATTTCTGGTGAGGGTGGCAACGGCGGTGCAGGCGGTGGCAGCAATGCTGGTGGCGGCGGTGGCGGCAAAGGCGGCAACGGCGCAGCTGGTTCAGGGTCAACAGGTGGGGCTGGCGGTGCAGCAAGCACCAACAATTACACAGGGTCAACCATTAGCTATTCAGGTGGCGGCGGTGGCGGCGGCAGCGTTACAGGTGGCACGGCAGGCACCAACGCAGGTAACGGCGGCTCAAACACCACCGGCTCAAACGGCACAGCAAATCGCGGCGGCGGTGGCGGCGGTGACGGTGGCGGCGCAGGTACCAGCGGCGGTAACGGCGGCTCTGGCCGCGTGGTGGTGCGTTGGTTAACGGCTGACGCGGCAGGTTTGTCGATCAGCACCACGGGCAGCCCAACCACAGGTACAGACGGTTCTTACACTTGGTACGCGTGGGATAGCACAGGCACATTGGTGGTGGCGTAATGGCACATTTTGCGTTGGTAGATGACACAAACACGGTGCGCGAGGTGTTGACGGTTAGCAATGATGATTGTGCGGGCGGCGACCTACCGGAAAGTGAACCGGCAGGGCAAGCGTTTTTGTTGGCGTGCGGCCTACCCGGTCATTGGGTACAAACCAGCTACCACGCTAATTTTCGTGGCAAATACGCAGGCATTGGCGATTTATGGAACGGCACAGATTTTGTTTCGCCTACTGTTGATTAGCGCGCTCATGTTGACGGCTTGCGAAACCACGCGCGTCAACAATGACAAAGGCATTACACGGCCCACGTATTGTTACCCCGTGGATAGGTGCTAGCCGTGCCGTTTCGTCGAGAGCGCTACACGTCAGACGAGCTGCACGCCCGGCTGATCGTGACGGTAGGCGTTATTTTGGCGGTTGTGTTCAGCGTCATGGTCATAGGCATTGTCATGGGTTTGCTGTTCATTTCGCAACCTATGGAACAATCACCCAATGACGCCGCATTTATTGACCTAATGAGCACAATCGTAGTGTTTATGACCGGCACATTGTCGGGCCTTGTTGCGGCCAACAACATTAAAAACAAGCAAGACCCACCAAAGCCGTAATGCCAAAACCGTAT